AGATGAAGGATTTGAATAAGGAAGAGGGTGGGAGTGGACCAAAGTCCATAACCAACAACTCCATTTATGTGGGAAGCACTGCGGAACTTCAGAAGTTCCTTTCGGAACGAAAGAAAGCAAAGCAGTTGGAGAAGAAGGATGCCAACGAAGAACAATGACCACTATCTTGGCAATCCCCTCATCAAGGCAGCAAATACTCCTGTAGAATTTACTCCCGAACAGGTCGAGGAATACATAAAGTGTTCCAACGACCCCATTCACTTCATAGAAAATTACATTCGGATTGTTCAAGTGGACAGGGGATTGATTCCCTTTGAAATGTATGATTTTCAAAGAAACATAGTAAGAACAATCCACGACAACCGTTTCACCATCTGCAAACTTCCTCGTCAGAGTGGTAAATCAACCACCATGATTTCATACCTTCTTCACCACATCCTGTTCAATCAGGACAAGAAGGTGGCGATTCTCGCAAACAAATTGACAACCGCTAGGGAACTTCTTCAAAGATTGAAGAAATCATATGAAAACCTTCCCAAATGGTTGCAACAGGGAATTGTGGAATGGAACAAGTTGTCCATTCAACTTGAAAACGGATCAAAAGTTATTGCTTCATCCACATCTTCGTCTGCGGTTCGTGGTGATACATACAGTATGATTCTACTTGACGAATTTGCATTCGTTCCCAACAACATAGCTGAGGACTTCTTCAACTCTGTTTATCCCACCATTTCTTCGGGTGAGACGACCAAGGTGGTCATCGTCAGTACACCCAAGGGAATGAACATGTTCTACAAGTTGTGGAAGAATGCCGAAAGTGAGAAAAATTCCTACGTTCCCATAGAAGTTCTTTGGAACGAGATTCCAGGAAGAGACCAAAAGTTCAAGGAAGAAACTATTCGCAACACTTCCGAAAGGCAGTGGATGCAGGAGTTCGAGTGTCAGTTCCTTGGTTCTGAAGACACTCTGATATCCTCCGCAAAACTAGCATCCATGCCTTTTGAGGAACCAGTTCGTTCTGCGATTGATGGGTTGGACATCTTTGAAGAACCAAAGAAGGATAAAGTCTACATCATGTGCGTTGACACATGTAGAGCACAGGGTGCCGATTATCACGCATTCACCGTCGTTGATGTGACAAGTATGCCCTATAAAGTGGTCGCAAAGTACAGGAACAATACTCTCCCCGTTCTTATGTACCCCACGGTCATAGAAAAAATGGGAAAGTATTACAATGACGCACATGTTCTTTTAGAAATCAATGACGTTGGTTCCGAGGTCGCGGATATTCTCTATCAGGAGTTGGAATATGAGAACGTCCTTTTGGTTTCCAATCGTGGAAAGAAGGGACAAAAAGTGGACGGTGGTTTTGGTGAGAGTGGAAAGGTCCAATTTGGTGTTCGGACCAGTTATCAGATCAAGAAGTTGGGGTGTTCCATCCTCAAGGAAATGATAGAGCAAGATAAGTTGCTTGTGACCGATTTGGATATTATTTCAGAGTTCAGTACCTTTACTTCTAGGGGAATATCCTACGAAGCGTCGGAAGGATACCATGATGACTTGGTTGATACCTTGATTCTTTTCTCTTGGTTGACCACACAGACTTACTTTAGGGAAATCATAGACATTGACACTAGAAGAAAACTCTACGAGAAGAGGTTGCAGGACTTGGAAGCTTCTTTATCTCCATTTGGGTTCATAGAGGATGGTATTTTGGACTTTGAAGCAGATAGGCAGAAGGACGCTTCCCTGTTGTCCCGAGAGGGTTCTTCGACCAAAAGTAGGGAATTGCCACCGGAAGATGTGAATATGGAAGATGATTCCAGTTTCTTTTGGTCTTGAAAACGCAAAAAAACATAAAGAATAAATACTTCATAGTAAATTATAAGCTCCATGATGATCTAAGGAGATAGAAATATGGCATTTCAAGTCAGTCCGGGTGTAAATGTAAGTGAGATTGATCTAACAACCATAGTTCCAGCTGTAGCAACTTCTATTGCAGGAATAGCTGGATACTTTGAGTGGGGACCATCAAATACCCCAGTTTTGATCGATACCCCCAAGACATTCAGAAACATTTTTGGTGATGTCAAAGAGTGGAATTATGAAGAATATTTCACTACTTTAAACTTTTTGGGGTATTCCAAAGGTGTCAAGGTTGTCCGAACAATGGGTTCAACTGGTTCTGTTGCAAACGCAAACAGCGCAGGAAAGACCGCAGGGGATTCAGAGTCTTATGCACCAAATGACAATGTTGACATAACCACATACGGTGGTGGGTTTTATTCAAGATATGCAGGGACAAAGGGTAACAGTCTTGCTGTTTCGATAGGTTCCAATGGTGTTTCTTCGGGTTCAAATTGGACACAGGGGACAATAGGAACAAGCACATACTCAGACATATGGTCTGCTTTTGGTAGAACACCATCTTCATCTGATAATCTGATAAGTATTGCAGGAGCAACCACTTACGATATGGTACATATCGCAGTTTTGGATCAAGATGGACTTTTCTCTGGTGTCAAGAATACAATTCTCGAAAAATTTGAGAACGTATCCCTTCACCCCAAGGCTAGAAAAAATGACGGAACCTCAAATTATTTCAAGAACGTAATAAACACCACTTCAGAATACATCAAGTGTGGTGGAGCTGTTGACAACTACGATTTGAACGATACAGCTTTTTATCCAGCTGCTATTTTCGGTGGTCCTGGATTGGGTGTTTCAGGAATCAGTGATGCAGAAACCGATTATGTCTTTAGTTACGGTTCAACTGCACATGTCACGATTGAACTTTCTGGTGGAACAGGAGAACAAAGTGGATCACTTTTTGACATTGATGAACAGGGTTATGAAGTTCTTGCCGATGCAGAAAAGGAAGATGTAAATCTTCTTCTCGGTGGTGGAATCAACAGTGCTGAAGATGTTCAAAATCTCGTTCAGATTGCGGAAACTAGAAAAGACTGCGTTGCATTCCTCTCTTGTGATATCGGTAAAGTTGGTGCTTCAGTAGCTGCAAACGCAACTGAAAGTGCAAAGGCAGACCGTTGCATCGCATTCAAGAATAATGTAGGATCGAGTTCCTATGTGTTCATAGATTCTGGTTACAAGAAACAATTCGACCCGTACAACTTGGTATATCGTTGGGTTCCACTCAATGGAGATACCGCAGGTTTGGTTGCGAGAACAGAGTTTACCAATGACGCATGGTGGTCTCCAGCTGGATACAACAGAGGAATCATGAGAAACGCAGAAGCTCTTGCGTTCAATCCCTCGAAAATCTATAGAGATAGATTGTATCCCAAGGGAATCAATCCTGTTATCTTCCAAAAAGACACTGGAATCCTTCTTTTGGGTGACAGAACAGGATTGCAAAAACCAAGTGCATTCGATAGAATCAATGTTCGCAGATTGTTCATCGTCTTGGAGAAGGCGATTGCAACAGCATCTAAGTATTCCTTGTTTGAGTTCAACGATTCGTTCACAAGATCTAGATTTGTTTCTCTTGTGACACCTTTCCTCTCCGACGTAAAGGCGAGAAGGGGGTTGATTGACTTCAAGGTAGTCTGTGACGAATCGAATAACACACCTGAAAGAATTGACAGAAATGAGTTTTGGGCGGACATCTACATCAAACCAAATCGTTCCATCAATTACATTCAGTTGAACTTCATTGCTACTAGAACTGGTGCAAGTTTTAGTGAGGTTGGTGCTTAATAAAGATATAGTATCAAGGAGATAGAAATATGGCATTTCAAGTCAGTCCAGGTGTAAACGTATCGGAAATCGACCTCACAACCATAGTCCCGGCTGTTGCTACCTCTTTGGGTGGTATCGCTGGAAACTATGAATGGGGACCAGCAAAGAAGGTGATTTTGATCGATTCACCAAAATCATATAGAGCAGTTTTTGGCAATCCAAAGAATTGGAACTATGCTCAATGGTTTTCGGGATTTAATTACCTGAGTTACACGAATTCACTTCAAGTTGTCCGTGTTGTTGGTTCCGACGCAAAGAACGCAGTCGGTTGTTTCACTGGAGACGGTCAAACAGTCCCAGCAACACAACTTTTCCAAAATGAGAGTTTATTCAATAATGATTATAACGGAATTTTTGCTCGTTATCCAGGACAAAAAGGAAGTTCACTTAAAGTTGCAATTTTCCCAGGACCGGGTGGAACGGCAATAAACGAAACTGCATATTACAACGCAGGTTTTACCGCATGGACCGAGGGGACAGTAGAATACTACGCAAACTTTGGTTATGGTGCAGAAGGCGCTCCTGACCACACAACAAACATTCAGACATTAGCGGCAAGTTTGACCACGAATGACCAAATCCATGTCTTGGTCATAGATCAGGATGGTTTGTTCACAGGCGCACAGAATACAATTTTGGAAAGATTTTCAAATCTTTCTGTATATCCACAAGCGAGATTGGAAAATGGGGAATCCATATTTTATAAGAGAGAAATCAACGAAAAATCACAATATATCTACGTTGGTGGAGAGGATACACCTGGGAATCCTGCCGCAGATTTCTACACCCAAACAGGTTTGAGTTTCACGGACACTGGAACATATGGTTATATCGCAAATTGGGGTGTGACTGGACCGAATGGAACAAGAGTTCGTGCAAACGGAGGAATTTCATTCCCACTCGCCGGCGGCGCAGGACAGACCAGTGCAAATTTGGTCAGCACGACTGTACCGAGTGACGATCCTTACGGATACAACCTTTTCGAAGACACAGAATCTTACGATGTGAACCTTCTCATATCGGGTGCTATAGTTGATTCAAATAGTGTTGGTGCTATCAAGGCAATTGCAGAATACAGAAAAGACTGTGTTGCGTTCTTCTCACCAGAGAACAAGAGTGATATTGAGACTGAACAAGCAAAACTCGAAAGAGCTTTGGCATTCAAATCGACCTTGGGTTCAAGTTCTTATTGTGTGATCGACTCGGGTTACAAGTATCAATACGACCCATACAACGATCTTTATCGTTGGATTCCTCTGAATCCCGATGTTGCTGGTTTGTGTGCTAGAACAGATAACACAAACGATCCTTGGTGGTCCCCTGCTGGGTTCACCAGAGGTCAAATCAGAAATGTCATAAAGTTGGCATTCAATCCTTCCAAGGCATTCAGAGATCAAATTTATCCAGACGGCATCAATCCAGTCATAACGACACCAGGAGAGGGAACGATACTCTTTGGTGACAGGACTGCATTGAGTAAACCAAGTGCATTTGACAGAATCAATGTTCGCAGACTGTTCATTGTCTTGGAGAAGGCAATCGCAACTGCGGCAAAATTCTCGTTGTTTGAATTCAACGATTCATTCACCAGATCGCAGTTTGTTTCCTTGGTGACTCCATATTTGAAGGATGTCAAATCAAGAAGAGGAATCATCGATTTCAAGGTAGTTTGTGACGAATCCAACAATACGGCAGAAAGAATAGACAGAAACGAGTTTTGGGCAGATATCTACATCAAACCAAATCGTTCCATCAATTTCATTCAATTGAACTTTGTCGCAACTAGATCGGACAGTAACTTTACAGAATTAGGTGCGTAAAATATATAAATACAGACAAAGGCTGTAAAAGGAGATAAAATGTCATTACCAGATATTCAATCGTTTAAAAACTCTATGCTCAGGGGTGGAGCTCGAGCTGATTACTTCTTAGTTCAGGGTTTGAACATAGGAAGTATTCAAGAGTTTTCTTACCTTTGCAGAGCGGCATCTTTGCCAGCGGCAAAAGTTAGTACAGTAGAAGTTTCCACTCCTGGTGGAAGAAAGATAAAACTTGCTGGTGGAAGAACTTTTGAAGATTGGCAGATCACAGTTTACAATGACACAAACATGGTGATGAGATCACGATTTGAAGCATGGCAAACAGCTTGTTCGAATTGGGACAGTCCTGCTGGATTTGACAATATAGATGCGTATGCTTCTAACCAATGGAATGTCACCCAACTTGATCGTGCTGGTAGAGCAATGAGAGCATATCAATTCTTTAATATGTGGCCTACGGGACTGGGTGCGATAGATTTGAATTTTGATGCTTCTACTGCAATTGAACAGTTCACAGTGGATTTAGCTTATTCGCATTACGTTCCAGTTGCAACTAACGGGAATGTTGGTCCAGCTGGAGTTCTTGGTTCTGATTGGGCAGTGAACCTTGGATTCTCTGGTTCGTTCAATCTAAACTTTGAAAGTGGTGGTGGTATTCTCGCTAGTGTGAATGCTCTCGCATCAATCGGTGGTTCGTTTAGTCTTTGATAATAAATGAGGAATAAAAATGGCATTTGAATTATTTGGTTTGAGAATAGGTAAGACAAAACAGGAAAAGGAGGAATCGAAATTAACATCTTTCGTTCCTCCTGATACTGACGATGGCGCAGTGATAGTTGAAACTGGTGGATTTTATGGACAGTATGTTGACTTGGATGGATCTACTCGCAGTGACTACGAGTTGATACAGAAATATCGCGACATGGCTCTTCATCCTGAGTGTGAAAACGCAGTTGAAGAGATAGTCAATGAATCTATCGTTGCTAGTGATAATACCGATGTTGTAAAAATAAACTTAGACAATGTGAATCTAGATGGTGAAATAAAATCCTTGATAACCAAAGAATTCAAGACAGTCTTGGAGTTGATGAATTTCAACACAAAAGGATACGAATTGTTTCGTCGGTGGTACATTGACAGTAGACTTTATTTCCATGTGATTGTCAATCCAAATAATACCAAAAAGGGAATAGTGGAACTTCGTTACATCGATCCACTGAATCTCCAAAAGATTCGCGAATTCAAGAAAGAAACTAGAGCAGACGGATCAAAACTTATTGCTGACGTGGATGAATTTTACATCTTCCACAAGTATGTGTTTCCTGGTGGTCAAAAGAATTTTGCTACCGCCCCTGATGTTCAGGGATTGAGAATTTCTCCTGACGCGATCGCCGCAGTAAATTCTGGTCTTTATGATACGAGAAACAAGAGAATTGTTGGTTATCTACACAAGGCAGTGAAATCTTTGAAC